AACGCCCCACCAGTACATTCTTTTCCATTCGGCCGGGGTTAAGAAGTCGTAAATCTTAGTCCTGAGTACACACTCAAACTGCTCGGACCCGTTGGCAGTAGATGGCCTGTTTTCAATAAAGTAAATCTTCCATTTACTGGATGTGTTTGATCCAGAAACTGCGTATGCAACTTCATTCTCTAGAACTTCATCGTTAAGCCTGTCGCGCTGCTTAAAGATAGCAGGATAAGTCTCTGATTCCCAAATGCTCCAAGTTCCAGTTTCTAGGTTTAGCACGTAGATTTTTCCGCTAAACCAGACAATTGCGCGCTCTCCAAATACAGAGACGGCAAAACTTTTCTTCCAGGGCCCTGCTGCTTCGTCAACATCAAACACAACCTTTTGAGCATTTAATGGACTATAGCTGTCATTCATAAACTTGTACAAAATCTGATCATGCAAAACAACATAACCGTTTTGATAGTTTGCTACACAGTCAGGGTTTTCAGCACCGATACCCTGCTGGATTAAGGAAATTACGCCTTCTTCTACAAGCGCGCTGTAAGCCAAGCTATATGTTGATTTACTCTTAAAGATGATGATCTTGCTGTAATCGGCAAGCACATGACTAATGCGCTGTCCGTCTCCGCGACCAATGTTAAAAACTGAGTCAGCGTTCCAATTGTAAACACCCAAAGGCTCTGCCAGAGTAATAATGTCACTGTAGTAAAGCTTTGTTTGATTTGCAGAGTCTGCTACACCCCAGCCAAAGAATCTGTCCCGGAAGATCATAATGCCGTCCATTGCCGGCATGGTTGTTACGTTTGTCCCGCCACCAGCAACAGTCCAGCGACGTCCACCAGTAGTAGCTTTACAAAAAACAGCTTCGTCGTTATATTGAACGTATCCAGTGGCTTTAAATGCCCAAATCTCAACCCATGTTGGGCTAACTGCTTCTAGATCACGTGCCCATGTTTTAGCATCAGAGGTCGCAATGAGGTACCTGCTGCCGTTTGCGGGTAGATAGTATCCAAGGATGTCTGTGTATTGCCCATTTACAGGCGCGGGGATTTCGCTGTCGTAGATAGCCGGCCTAGAGATTAGCGCACCATTAGGCGAAAAATCCATGTTTAGTAGATATGGGACTTCATTGTCGGCAATTGAGCCTGGGTCCCAGTAGTTGTTTAGACCGCCGGAAAAATCTGTTAGCGAAACTGCACGCTCTCTTACAACGCTAGACAAGGTAATCGTCCGGATCTGCTAGCACCTGAGGGTACTTCGAAATCTGCGAAGTGTTTTCCCTTAGGTACTGACGGTCAAGACCTTCCCTAAACTGTCCTCTCTTTAGTTCGGCTGCGTTAAAGTTCTCGTCCATTTCAAGCGCCTGTGCCATTACGTAGTTAACTAGCTCATTTAGGTAGCGGTCGGGAATTGTTAAAAAGTATGAGGGGCCAATTGCAGTTACGGGCAGAGGCTGCTTTACAAACTCCATTTTTAAACCATTAGTAAAGTCTTTTTGTGGAGTTGGATAGAACGTAATAATACCAGCACGCTCTTGCCACAGGTTAGGAATGTCTGCCCTAGCGATAAGGTTTGGGTCTTCCTTAAGGATGTACTCTCTAAATTCCTGAGGAGTAGCGTTTCGCACAGGCCTGCCGTCAACATAAAGAGCCTCTATGTACTGGACCCTATCTGTTGGGAAGCTGTAGTCAGCCTGACCAGCGACTACGTTTGCGTATTTAGTGTCTTTAAGGATTGCGTTATTATTAACGATTTCTTGCTGACCGTCGTTGATCCATCGGATGATCATAACGTCTGTGATCTGAGATCCAGAAAGATCTCCAAATGAGACTTTTATGCGGTCTGCGACGTCCTGGGTAGTCCTGGTAAAGGTTTCTGCTGGCATTATTTAGTAAGAACCTTTCCGTCGTGACGGTATTCATGCTTCTTGGACTTCATGATTGATTTCATCATGTCTTTCTTTTCCCCCATCCATTCTAGCTCACGCTTTGCTTTCATGGCGGCTTCTGCCATCTCTAAAATCTGTAGTCTATTAACTTTTGAATTTGGGTCGCGCATGTTATTTTCAACAAGCCATGCAACTAGTCTCTGATCTACTTCTGACTCTTTCATGTATCTAATTACATAAGGGGGAAGCAAGTGTGGCTCATCTACTAGTGCAAAAGGCCTTTCAGGATCGTAAGACGGGTGAAGTGAATCCACCTTAATTAGCCTAACGGTAGGAAAAAGGTCACTGATTACTTCCGCTACTCTGCGGTGATCAGTTGAGTAGAGTCCATCAATTTTATCAAATTCAATGTATGACATTTTGTCTCCTATGTTAAAACCCGTAGGGATCAGGTGAGACGGGGGCCTGATCCCTACGGGCGTTTATTCGCTTCTTACTTCTCAGTGATGTTTGATAGTACCGCGTGTGCGTTTCTGCGGTAGGTACCAAGCTGTGAGTACTGGTAGATGCGAGCTTCGTAGGCGTCGGTGTCTGCGACACGGGACCACATTGATCCGTCGCGGTCCATCCATGCCCAGTCCTTCTTGCGGTTCACAACGATTTCCTTGCTGCTTAGAGCGTACAAGGTTCCCTTTGGAGCTGCGTAGTCGGATACGAACTTGATTGGCTTGCCAACTGCGTCGAATGTAAATGCACGCTGTCCACCCTCAAGGGTTGCGCCGTTTGTAAACTGGCGTAGTCCCTGAAGTAGGTCCCAGTAAGCGTTGAAAACGCCTGGGGATGCTAGCATAACGTCAACGTCGCCGCCCTTCTTGTCAACCTTCTGAACTAGGTTGATAAGAGCAAGCTCTGTTAGTGTACCGGTTGATGTTCCTGGAACTCCAAGAGCCTCAACAGTTGACTTCCATACTGGGTAAGTAGCTGGGTCAATGTCGTGCAATGATCCAGTTGCCTTAACGATTGCACCTAGACCGGTCCATTCCTTACCGAAGGAGTTTACTCCGTTGGAAGAACGAACTAGAATGTCGCCAGCGCTGATGTTGGTTCCAAAGGTACCTAGAGTACCAGTTACTGTAATAACACCAGTGGTTTCGTTGATAGCGGTGATCTCAATTGACGATGCTGCACCGGACTGCTGCTTTACACCAGTGGTTGGGTCAACAATGTCAATAACCATGCCCTCTTCGAGCCAGTTAGTTGAGTCAACGGTTAGTGTGGAAGATGAAGGCTGAGCTGAAACAACTGCTAGCTTTCCAGATCCGTCGCCGTAAACCTGACGGTTTAGGTCGTTTGAAAGGTCCTTCTTTAGACCACGGATTTCATTGTCAACAACGTTGATGAAAGCCTGGTAGTCCTCAGACGCCTGCTCGAATAGCTGACCGTCTACCTCAATTGAACCGTATAGGTTGGTTAGGTATAGGTGAGCTTGCTTGTACTTCTGGGCTCCGGCTAGTGGTAGCTTCTCGCGAACGCCACGTGCTCCGATTCCCTGGTTACGTCCAATGTGAGTATCGAAGATAACTTCTTTACCGTTCTTGGTGATGTTGGCTGATGAAGCCTCAATGAGCTGCAGTGCTGGGGTCTTATCACGTAGCTGCTCGTGTAGGTCTCCATAAACCAACTTAATTGCCTCTGACGCAAAGGTCAGAATTGACTGTCCTGCCATGTAAATGACTCCTAAGTTGTTTTTATGAATGGGTTAAATAGCGATTTACGCTTAAGTCCTTTGCCCTGACCCCTTTGGGGCTGTACATATAGACAGTTTTATTGTATCACAGGCAAAAAAAATCCCTGTCAATCAGACAGGGATCCTTTTTGTTAAAGGCTATTTGGACCAGATTTTAACTGCTGCTCAAACATTTGAGCAAGCATGTTTCTCTTGTCTTTAAAGTCTTTTGGAATGTTTACTGCCTCGAAAGGCACTCCACTTCCAGCGCCTACCACAACAGGAGCGTCAAGACCTGTAGCCTGAGCTGCACCAAGTTTCTTAAAGCCAACTCCAGTAATGCTTACAAGCTTCTTTGCAGCGTCGATAACAGAAATGTCCTGCCCTCTAGCTACTGCAGACTCCATTAGCTCAATAATTGCCTGCTCCTGCTGACTGGTAACTTCATAGACGTCTCTTAGGCCCTTTAGCTCGGCTTCGATAATCTGGTACTCTTCAGCAGTCTGACGCTCAAAGTCCTGCTCCGCTAGGTGAGCTTCTAGCTCTTCTAGCTTTGCGTCACGTGCAGCCAGTTCCTTCTTAAGCTTTGGAGAAAGCTCAGACTCTTCGTAGAAGTCCTCTTCTTCCATGATCTCAGCAGCAGCTTCTTCAGCCTGCTCTTTGATCAAGCCCTGTGCCATAAGCGCACGTGTCAGGTTCTCGTGAATTGTTACTGGATCTTCTGAGATTGCCTTGGCTAGCTGGATGCTCTGATTGATGTAGTCAGCGTCAATGTTATTGTCAATAAAGTCCTTGTAAGGCGAGAACTTTTCCATTTGCTGCTGGTAGTACTTGTCCTGCTCCTGTAGGTGCGGAAGTACTTTCTGATGCCAAGCTTCAGGAAGCTCAGCTAGAAGCTTTTCGTGAGCTGGGTGTGCCTTAAAAGGCTCATCAGCTTTTGGAGCTTCAGGGGTTTCAAGATCTGATGATTCGATCTCAGGGGTTTCTAGACTTAGATCGTCTAGGGTTGTTTCTTCGTTGGACATACGTCTCCTATCCTAGTTGTTCTTCAGTCATCCCTGACTGCTCTGGAGATTCCCCAGCGGTTGCTGGTTCCTCTGCCGGTGCTCCAATTTGCTGCTCTGGACCCATCATACCCATTTGTGCAATCTGCATTTGACGCTGCATCAACGCAACTTCATGGGACTGAATGTGCTTCTGGAACTCCGCCTTAACTTCCTCAGGAAGCAAGTCGAAGGACTGGCTCTTGCGGAATCTGTTGTGGACCTCGATGTGTACTGCGTGGTTGTCGTAGTCGTGAGCTGCAACAACGGCAGGTGGATCCATAGGAATTGGTGTGCCGGTCTCTTCTGCCGATCCTGGAATAAACTTGTCTTCGTCGCCACGATCGACACCAGCCTGCCATTCGGCGTAGAACTGCTCGATCTGCTCTGGAGCTAGCTTCTTCATCATCAAGTTTTCGCGCTGAGCCTGGTTCTCGTCGATCTTGATCAAGTTGTAGTACTGCTTTAGCATACCCATCTCTAGAACGCGTAGACCATCCTGTGGAGAGATGAAGCCCATCTTCATCCATTCGGTGATTAGCGCCTGGCGTGCAGACTTTGATGTTGGAAGTGCTGAGCCGGATTCAATTCTGATGTCCGTACCAGATGCGATGTCTGCACCAGACAACATTAGCGCGTCAAATGATCCATCTGTACCGACAGTCTTGATCAAGCGATCACTCTGTACGTACTGGACAAATAGGCTAAGGGCCTGCCTTGCTAGTTTTTCTAATGCAGCTTCGATGCTGTTAAAGATAGTAGTGAGATAAGCATCATCTCTCTCACCTAGGTAAGCAATAGCAGTAGCAGCAGTTACACCCGGAGCTGAGTCGCCACGGCTGATCTGGTGCTGACCGGATAGATCTTCAAAGTCAGACTGAAGCTGCTGGATCTCCTGGATCACGTAGCTTGGGATTGGCTGAATTGGAATAGGGGTAGGGAACTGGAATCCTGGACGTACAGGAACCCATAGACCAGCCTTAGCGGTAATGCGCTTTGGATCTACTGAGCCCTCTGCGTACATCATCTGAGGCTTCGACATCAAGTTCTTAGCGTGGATGATCTGAGAACGAGTCCTGTTGTATTCGCGCTGTAGCGGAATCAAGTTCTTGATCACGGATCTGCGGTAGAACTTACCGTTCTGAATACCGTGCAGGTGAGCGATAGGGTACTGGCCGTGAGCATAAGGGATGCCGTTGTCCGAGTACTGGACAATCTCGTTATCTACAATTGTGACTAGACCACCCTTTGGTAGCCATGGGGATCCATTTGGCTTTGCCCACATTTCAATTACAAGAACCATGTCAGGGCGAGCGCTGTCTACTCCACGAAGATCCATAAGCGCAGCTTCCTGAATGTCAGTTGCGTTTACCTTCGTAGGGACAAAGTTCTCAGGCAAAACATTCTTAAAAGTTGACTTAACCCACTGCTCTGACTTTGTGTACACGTTAAAAACAAACGGCTGCTCTTCGATGTCTTCTTGAGCTAGGTCTGGCACAAATACATGGAACGGTGATACGGCCTCAAACTTAACGTCTCCCATAGCGCTAACTTCCTGCACAACTTTTTTCTCGCCAGTAAGTTCGTCAACTTCTGCACGTGGAGTCTTGATCTCGATAGATGAGTCCCACATTGCTTTAATAAATCCATTACCGGTAATGGCTCTCCAGAACTCAGCCTTCTGCAAGATCTGAGTTTGGAAATTGTTCTTGTCGTAAACTGCTTGCCAAACTTGCTCTGCTGCAGTTGCAGCTAACAAATCATCATCATCATTAGATGCAGGAACTACAGAAGCTGAAGGCTGACCGGAAGTAGTCTTAGCAACCTCGGTGCGAACAATTGGCTCAATGCGGTTTACAGTAATGCGAGGAAGGCCTGATGGGTTTGGCTCTTCAGAAAGACCCTGACGGCCGTTGATTGTTGCCCAAGAGTGGTACTGCTGACCGTTGTAAAAAGCAAGCTGAAGATACCAGTCGTTTTCTTCGGTGCGACGGTTAAGTCTGCACTTGTCGTACTCCGCTTTCATCCAAGCGACTAGCTTTTTAGACTCTTCCCTTTTCTTGAACTTGTTCAGAACGCTATCTTCTACAAGATCTGAGCTTTTAATTGTAGGGGCCTTTTCGACCATAGAAAGGTCTGGCCCAGCTTCGGTGATCTTGTCTAGTGGGTTAACTGCCACTTTAGTCCTCTATGTCCTCTTGCTGTATTTTCCAAAGCGCGTCCATACGTGCTTCAGTGTTCAATAATTCCTGGTATTCTTCGCCAGTCATATAGGGTCCATTATACACTGAAGTATCCATTGGTTCCGGTGTTACAGCCGATACCATTTGGTAAGCAATTGGGTCTTTGCTACTCAGCAGATTCAGTGCTTGGCTCAGAAGTTTTTGCTGATCCTTTGCTGCTCTTCTTTGTAGATCCAGAGATTCCTTCAGTGCTTCCAGCGTCGGCTTTAGAACTTTGAGATTGAACAGGCTTACTAGGGACAGTGACACTAGCAAGGCTAGTGACAAACTCACCGAGTAGAGAGTTGATGTCATTGGTTAGCTCCTTTATTAACTTTGGTGCAGCCTCAACTTGGCTGGTCATGGTTTCGATTTTAGTGCGTAGCTCAGAAGTTTCCTTCTCATAAACGGCCTTCAATACAAATCCGGCAAACAATGACAGATCTTGCAAGCAGGTGTCGCATAGGTAAGCTCCGCGGTTGGTTCCGCTGATCATGCCTAAGTCCCAAAGGTTGTTTACGTTTGAGCAGGCAAGGCAAACACCTGGGTATGGCGCTCCGGCCTGATAAAAGCGGTAGCTCTTGTTGAATACGTTCATTATTGTCCTTCCAGAGACCTTACGTCTGAGGCACCTTTCCAGCTGGATCCCCAGTCGTCGCTGTCATCAACGTCTCCAAGGGGCACAACAGGTGCAAATGCATCAGAAAAAGCATTATGAAATTGTGTCCTGTCAGTAGGCAACTCGGTATTGTTGGGCGCTAGATCCGCCATAAACGTCATTGCATACTTAAGAGCATCATAGCAGTGATTGTCCTTGTCTCGGATATCTTCTAGCTTGTTATTCTGCTCTGCTACCTTAACACTAGCCCACTTCTTCCATTTAAGCTTAGGCAACTCGGCAATTAAATGGGGGCAATCGTCCGTGATCATTAGGTGGGGACGCTTGCTTTTCTTGTTAAGTTTCATGTACTGGCGAATGCGCTCAAGGCCAATTCGCCTATCAGTAGGGATCATGTCCACGGCAATAAAGATCCCGTGCTTCTGATACTCCTGCAATATAGAAGTACCGGTGTGCTCCTTGGTCTGCTTTATAGCCGGATCTCCCGTGGTTAGCCAAACCTTTGTACCAGCTTCTGCCTCGATCTCCCGGGTGATCTTATTGACAATAACGGCGTGCTCGGCCACGTTAAGCTTGGCTTGGTAATGCTCCCTAAACACAGTTACGTTGTTATCTTCATCTACGGCCATCCATAGCCAGACCGTGGGGTTGGTGTAGCCTGAGTCCATAGTGCGAATAATGCGGTGCTCTGGTCCGGGCTTAAACTCGCCTTTAGGAATACAGTGTGTAGCTGGGTTAAAGTCAGGGAAGACAGCGCCACCAAGGTGGACATACTGACCCTTGCTACGGATGATCCGTTCTTCCTCGGGCAGCATGTCTAGGAACTTGGCAATGGCCTCACGGGACAGGGTAGGGTTGTCAGCCATTTCAGCCTCAACAATACCAATGGCTTTCTGGCCCTCCTTGGCTGGGACGTAGATATCGTCAAAGATCCATTCCATACCCTGAACCGGGGTCTGAGACATCCACCAAACACCGCCAGTATCTACTAGACGGGCCAAACACTCCTGAAATACTGACTTAGGGCACTCCTCGTCAAAGTGGATAAAGTGCCTAGAGGATCCAGCGAACTTATCTAGATCCTGATCCTGGGACATAAACTCCACAAAGGAGCCATTGTTTAGCGTAAGAACGTGGCGCTCTCGAGAATAGCTCTGTTCCCAGGATCCGTTGATCAGATAGGTCTTTGGAAGCCATTGTTTATAAAGAGGTAGGATGATCTTGTCTACACCGTTTAGAAAGTCAACGGCAACAACTCGTCCTCGTATGGGTTCCTCGGGGGTCTTGCGAAACGGATGTGAATGGGTAAGCCACCATATTGCTTCGATAGTAGAACCAAGTGACTTACCAGATCGGTTTCCTCCGATATAGAGTCGATCAGGATTTGGATCGTTGTGGAAAAGTCGCTGTTTTTCACTAGGTATGTAATCGTATAGATTTGGTTGGTGTGATGCTTCTTGGAGGCCTTCACCAAGCCTCCTAAGCGCTTCTGAGAAATCAATATCGTCCCTAGCCATGAATCAATTTTACTAGCTCGGCTAGCGTTATTCTTACAAGCGTCTTGTCAGTAAGCTCAAGGTTAGTGCGGAGATAGATAAGATCTCCCAAATTTGCATAAGCCCACCAATCGCCAGCACGGGGATAGCCAACCCCAGCACGCTGAGTGACAAGGAAACCCAGGCGCCCATCGGCGTTTTTTCTTTCCTTTTCTGCTTCTTCATACCATTTACCTATCTGCTGGAAAGAGGCTTCCTTGGCAGACTTCCCGCCCTTGACCTCAAATACAATAAGACCGTAGCTTTCGCGAAGCCAAACATCGCCTTCATCATCTTGTCCCTTCAGAACGTTTCGGTGTGCTGCTAGCGGGCTATAGCCCACGGACAGCAGGTAGTTTCTTACAGCCGTTTCGGCTCGAGTGCCGATCTGCTTTGCTTTGCTCATTTCCGTCTCCCTGGCCATATACTTAATATATGGTGTCTTCGTCTTCATTCTATGGTCCTAAAGAGACCGATGCTGCAATTGTTAACTCGTTTCATCTTAGTTCCGATGTTGACAAAAGCGCTATTTCGCAACACCACACGCTGGGTATTCAGGCAACTCAGGCTAGCCCCGGAGATCACAACCACGACGGCACAACCTCTAAGCGGATCCAGCTTGGCGATTTAGCTAGTAACTCAATCCCATTTACCGTAGCAGGCGGCACCCTGGGCACTCAGCCAACTTTTACTGGAGCTCCACTATTTACTGGCAGCTACACCAAGATAGGCAACCTCTGCCATTTCCAAATTGACGTAGACATGGACAACATAACCAGCTTTGGAACTGGTCAATACTACATGACCCTGCCATTCCCAGCTGAGCACAACTACCTGGTCAGCGATGGCTGTCTGCACGACATCTCAGCAAATGACCAATACTCTGTCATGGGTCACGTTGTAGCTGGATCAAGCGAGCTTCGTTTGCTTAGCATTGCCTCAAACGGGAAACACGTCCCTTTTACTCACAACGTGCCAGTGACTCTTGCCGTGGCAGATAACTTTCACGTCGCAGGAACATACGAAATACAGCAGTAATAGTGTAGAATAGGCACTATGCCTGTAGTAAATCTCATCCAACTTAGACGTGGTACCGCTGCACAGTGGACCTCAGCTAACCCGACTCTTTCAGCGGGTGAAGGTGGATTTGAAACTGACACTGGTAAATTCAAACTAGGAAACGGTAGCCAAAGCTGGACAGCACTGAAGTATGCTGGCGGTGGCGGTATTGAAGTATCTGAGACTGCACCATCTAGCCCTGACCAGGGTGCTCTTTGGTTCAACTCAACCAACGGCATTACCTACATCCGCTACGATTCTTACTGGATTCAACTAAGTCCAGGAATTGCTGGTCCAGCAGGGGCAGCAGGAGCAACTGGAGCAACTGGAGCAACTGGAGCAACGGGACCAGCTGGATCAGACGCAAATACAGATGAACTATACGCAATTACACTTATGGGAGCTATCTAATGCCATCAACACCAAAAAACTTATTTCGTGGAGCTGCAACCACAACAACTTCAACTACTTTATACACGGTTCCTTCTGCAACCTCAACCGTAGTTACGAACATCGTGGTTACAAACACTGCATCAAGTGCGGGTACTTTTACTCTTTCGCTAAACGATGTCTTGCTTGCTGACGCCGTAGCAGTAGGTGCAAAAGACTCTGTTGTTCTTGACATTAAACAGGTCCTTGCTACTACGAACACAATCAAGGGCGGTGCTTCCGCAACTACAATCAACTTCCACATAGGAGGAGTTGAGATTTCCTAATGGGAATTTATAAGTTTTCTGCTGCTGGTAGTTTTTTAACTGGTAAAACCGAATACAAATCCATGAAAGCAGGGTATGCCCCTGACATCCAATACTTAGTTATCGCCGGTGGTGGTGGTGGTGGATACGGTTGGAATAATGGTGCCGGTGGTGGCGGTGCCGGTGGATACCTTGCTGGATTTTCCAGTTCATACTCTTTAGGGGCAACTTACACCGTTAGCGTTGGTGCTGGCGGTGGTGCTGCATCAAATGGAAGCGCTTCTTTCCTATCACTTCAAGGTATTGCGGCAATCGGCGGTGGATCTGGTGGTCCTGTTTCTCAAATTGCAGGCTCTCCGGGTCAAGCTGGTGGTTCTGGTGGTGGAGGAAGCCACGGTCAAACAACACAGCAGGGTGCCGGCGGTGCGGGAACCGCGGGGCAAGGAAATAACGGTGGAAACTCTTCTAGTGACGGTGGATTCAGCAACTGGTCTGGTGGTGGTGGCGGTGGAGCTGGCGCTACTGGATCGAATGCGTCTGGTGGAACAGGTGGAACTGGTGGAGTTGGACTAAGCTCATCTATTACTGGAACCGCTGTCTTTAGAGGCGGCGGTGGTGGTGGGGCTGGAGCCTCAACTGCTGCTGGAGGTAATGGTGGAGGAGCCGGCGGAGGCACTGCAAACGGCACTGCAAATACAGGCGGTGGCGGTCGCGGCGGAGGCGGGCTTGGCGGCTCTGGCATTGTTATTTTGCGTTACCCAGCTACATACACCATTACAGTTGGAGCTGGCTTGACTAGCTCAACCGCAACAGTTGGATCAGATAAGGTGACTACAATTACAGCCGGTACTGGAAACATAAGTTGGGCAGCATAATGGCTCATTACGCATTCTTAGATGAAAACAATGTTGTTACTGAAGTTATCGTTGGAATTGACGAGACTGAGCTGATCGAAGGTAAGAGTCCTGAGTCTTGGTACGGGGACTTCCGTGGGCAGCGCTGTGTTAGAACTAGCTATAACGGAAACATCAGAAAGAATTACGCAGGTATCGGTTTTACATACGATGAAGAACGGGACGCTTTTATTGCACCTAGGCCTAGTGAAGACGCAACCTTTGATGAGGAAACTTGTACTTGGATTTTGCCAGCCGAAACCCCAGCAAAGTAAGGTACAATAGAAACCATGCCAGCAATAGATTTTCCAAATAGTCCAGCCGTCAATGACACCTTTACAGTAGGTAGCATTACCTGGAAATGGGACGGCGCTACTTGGCAAGGCCAAGGTACTGCTGTAGCTGGTCCAACTGGTCCAGCAGGTACAAATGGAACCAACGGTACAAATGGTGCCCCTGGACCCGCTGGCGAAGCAAACTTTAGTTCATTCTTATTGATGGGAGCCTAACATGGCAACAATATACAAAGTACTAGGTCAGTCTGCACCAGCAGCTACTACCGCAACAACCCTTTATACAGTACCTTCTGCAAAGCAAGCGGTAATATCTACGATTGTTGTTGCTAACAGGAACGCCTCTTCAAGGCTTTATAGAATTGCAGTAAGGCCTGCCGGGGCTACTTTAGCAAATGAGCACTACATTGCTTACGATGTTACTGTCGCAGGTGGAGACTCTAGCACTATTACCCTGGGAATTACACTAGCAGTTGGAGATGTGATTACAGTCTATGGATCCACCAACGATTTATCATTTTCGGTTTTTGGTTCTGAAATAGACGTCTAGGAAAAAATGGCAATCCAAAGATTAGCTAAATCTGGCATTAAGAACTTTGCCAGGTATAAAAACATGCTAATGGATGTTCCCACCGCCTTGGTTACTCAGGCTAGCGGTGGAACGATTGTTACATCTGGTGGATATAGATATCACACCTTTACAAGCTCAGGGACTTTTACTGTCACCGCAGGTGTTGGTAATGCTGAAGTGCTCATGATTGCTGGAGGTGGAGGTAAAAATGGTTCTTGGCACGGTGGTGGTGGTGCTGGCGGTCTTCTCATTCAGACGCTCCCATTATTGCCAGGAAACTACACTGTTGGCATCGGCGCTGGTGGTAATGGTGCTAGCGGGCAAAACACAACATTTACAGGATTGACTACAGCCGTTGGTGGCGGTACAACCGGTACCTCTGGTGGTTCTGGTGGTGGCGGTGGATTCGGTAGCAGCCAAGGTGGCGGTGGTGGTGGAACCGCAGGTCAGGGATTTGCTGGTGGTAATGCAAACGCTAACAACGCTGGTGGCGGTGGTGGTGGATCTGCAGGTGGTGGTGGCACTAGCTACTTTGACGGAAGCACGCAAAACCCCGGTGGTGGTGGTGGTGCAACCACACTATCTACTTGGGCAACTGCTACAGGCACAGGAGTAAGCGGAGCTTACGCTGGTGGAGCTGGTGGTGGTGGACCAACCTACGCTGCAGGTGGTGGTGGTGGTGGTGCAGGAAACCCTGGTGCCGCTAATACTGGTAGCGGTGGAGGCTCTTCAAGTAGCGGTTCACAAATCGGTGGTTCGGGGCTAGTAATTGTGAGGTATAACACCATATGAGCCATTTTGCAGAAGTAGATGAAGACAACTACGTCACTCGAGTTTTAGTTGGAGACAACGAAATGCCAAACGAAGGTTACGATTGGTTTGTAGAAACATTCGGGGGGCGCTGGATTCAAACATCTTACAACGCAAACTTTAGAAAAAACTTTGCTGGAATCGGCTTTACTTACGATGAAAATCTAGATGCTTTTATACCGCCAAAACCATTTAATAAATGGGTTTTAAATGAGCAGACTTGTCAGTGGGAAGCTCCAGTACCAAAGCCAGAAGGCAATTATTACTGGGATCCTGAAGTTGACAACTGGATCAAGCTTAACTAAGTCAAAACAGCTAAATCAAAACATCTTTCTATATCTAGATCGACCTAGTTTTGACGATGAGATGTCAAGCGAAATCGCCCCGAAATTGTACGTTTCTTTTTCGGTTGCGTAATGCACATCTAGTTCAAACTCTTCACGCTTAATAGGAATGTACTGCACAAAGGGCGTTCCCCTCTTAATTTCAATGGACCGCTTTCCTTCACCATGAACTAAAACTTGGTGATTCGCTGTGTGATACTGGTCACTGCGAATAATCCCAGGCAGAACACTAAAGTCGTTATTGAAGTGATAAAACAGCGGAAGTTGCAAAATTGAGTACCCCTTAGGGGCAATAATCTTCCATGGGCATTCCGTCTTGAATACGAACTGAGTATTGGCTCCTTGAAACGAAGCAGTAGGAACGTGGTCAATAAACTGACTGTTAGGGTGAATGTCCCACTTGTATGGCAATCCCTCCCTGACTTCCCACTTGTACCCCGTAGTCTCAGGATCATACTCCAAGGTTGTGTCAGCCCACATTGGTAAGATGAAACCCTGTGAAAAGTAATCTGGGAAAGCTGGACACGATTTAGCGGTGTAAGAATTCATCTCTTTGTCGTGAAATGGTATCTCTTTCCACCATTTAGGATAGAAATGCTTAGCCGGTACAGGCCTTAGGTCTTCTATCATTTCAAGGCCAGGTACGGTTGATACAAATTTAATAACTGGTTTTTTACTCATGTTTTGTCTCCTAAACATTTTGGTTATTCAGAGCCTAGCATAACTTTAGGGTAGGCTGAGTAGTCTGGTACAATAGGGGTATGCGAACTAAACCTCAGATGCCCCTTGATGGCAAATTCAAGAAAGACTGGAAGGTAACCAGTAGCTATGGGTACCGTGTGCATCCTATAGAGGGGTACAAAAAACATCATAATGGCGTAGACCTTTGGGGCCCAAAGGCCAAGATCTGGAACGAAGCCTGGCACGATGGCACTGTTATTGCAGCCGGCACTTCTAAGCTAAAGAACGCTGACGGCTCCCTTGGTGGAGTTGGATGGTACGTAGACATTAGATCAAAGATCAATGGCGAATGGTACGTAACCCGCTATGCCCACATGGTTGAGAACTCTCTCACCGTTACCAAGGGTGAGAAGGTCAAAGCTGGAACAAGGCTTGGCATCATGGGCAACACTGGCGCATCTGCCGGTAGACACCTACATTTCGAGATTTGCAAGGGCAAGGTTCACCGCTGGACATCAGATGGTAAGGGCTTTGTAGATCCACTAAAGTTTGTTAGAGCAACTATTGAACAATGGGAGCTAAAGCAATCAGTAAACCTGGCTACACCTGATACGGGTGAAGTGTTGCCAGCTCCGGTGCATGGGCCGGAGAAAAAAGTTGAGACGGTTAAACCAGCTGTTAATACTAAAAAGACAAGGAAATAACCCGTATGTTGTTAGACATCGCTCGTAGAACATTTGCAGTAATCATCCTAAAGGTGACTGGTATTTTTGTCGGTGGCTCTGTTATCGGCCTAGAGGTAATGCAGGCAGTGGCTATGGCCGCTTTTGCAGGTATTATCGACGTGGCTCAGGAGCTCTCAAGATCTTACTTGGCAGACGGCCAGATCGACATTGAGGACATCAACCGCACCTTCGGTAAGATCGCTGACAAGGAAGCAAAAACCCCTAAAAAGGACTAGTAGACGGTTTTGCGACACGCCGGGCAGAAATGCCCGGCTTTCTACTAGGCTGACTTTTGAAACATAAAGGAGACGATTATGTTAGAAGGCCTTACCCCGCCAGTTAGAGAGCCCCTGTGCTCTTTTATTATTAATGCCACAAATCAGCTAAGTGACAAGGACATGCGTGTCCTGCGAGAAAACCTTGATGATCCCAGATGGAGTCACAAAGGTTTGTCCGTAGCTTTAACCGAGCGTGGCTTCAAGTGTTATGATGATCAGGTACGCCAACACCGAACTGGGAAGTGCCGTTGTGCTTGATGACCTGAGACCGAAGCCTAAGTGGGATCTAATTCAGCCTGCTAAGCCGGTATATATAAATAACCCTAAAGAGCCTCGTAAGGCCCGTACGCGCCACAAGGTATGGTCAGTACTGCCAGATCCACAGATCGGCTACCGCCACATAGACGGCCAGTGGTTGCCATTCCATGACGAAGCTGCAATGGACGTCGCGCTGCAGATCACGAACTGGCTTTACCATAACGATCGCGTTGATGGCGTAATCAACTTAGGTGACTTCCTAGATCTACCAAGCCAGGGTCGCTTTGAGCAAGAAGCGGCTTTTGCTGGCACGACCCAAAAGGCTTTTGATCGTGGCCACAAGTTCTTGCAAGAGCAGCGAGCTGCAGCTGGTCCAGATGCCGAGATCGTCTTGATCGAAGGTAATCATGATCGTCGTATGGAGAAGTTCATTATGATCAACGCTGCAAGCGCGTGGGGCTTGAAGAGAGCTAACATGGAAGAGCTCCCAGTAATGAGCATTCCTTATCTTCTAAGACTTGATGAGATCGGAGTTGAGTACATTGATGCCTACCCAGCCGGAGCCTATTGGCTTACCGACAACCTCCGAGCTATCCATGGAAACAAAGTTAGATCAGGTGGCTCAACAGCAGCAGCCTACACAAACGCAGATCCACACATCTCTACAATCTTTGGACACGTCCACAGACAAGAACTTCAGTCCAAGACCACCTTTAACCGTGACGGATCTATTAAGTCAGTCGCAGTCAGTCCGGGATGTTTATGTAGAGTTGATGGAGCGGTCCCTAGCGTTAATGGATCTACACACATCGATGGAAGCTCTGCTAAATACTACGAGAACTGGCAGCAAGGAATAACAGTAGTCACACTAGAGGACGACAAGCCATTCTTTGAATTGGTACAGATCAATGAAGGTGTGGCTTGGTTTAGAGGACAGAAGTTTACTTCTAAGAAATAACCTTTGGGTCTTGCTTAGGTAGCTTTAGGCCGTTGATCATTTCCATTCGGAACCCGCTCCAGTGTGTGCCACCATTTATAATCACGGGTGCAGCGGTATAGCCAAGTTCTTTTACCATCTCAGCAGCAGCATCATCTTTACTTAAGTCCACTTCCTCAAACTCGATCTCGAGTCGCTTCATCATGCGCTTGCTAGTGTCACACTGCACGCAGTTGGGAAGGGTATAGATGATTACTGGCATTATGTTCCTTACTTAATAGCGTCTTCAACGCGCTGTTTTTCAGCGTTTAGAAGATCTTGGGTGGTGGCCTTGGTTATGGGGTCATGTGCCTCGTACGCGCCTTCTGGGACGAATGGGAGGGTATGATCAGGGCGCTCGCCGTAGTGCGGATCATTGGCAGCGTGCCAGGTATTGTGGCAATAGTCACAAATCCGGTGCACGTTGCCGGGAGCGTTGTTCATTGTGTTTTTGTCAGGACCATGATGGCGATCGCTAGCAGGGCGACCCAAGCAACCCACGATAGGAACCACGCCACCGCCTGCTTTGGCGAGATTAGCCCACTCACAGACCATCCCAACCTCAATCGGATACATCTGCGCAGCTCGTTTACGGCCCGTAGAAAGAGGGTCTTTGTACTTGTCAATGTCCTTGTAAGCTTCATAGCCGTCTTCAATGTAGCCACTGTCTTTGTCTCCCTGTATAACATCACCGGCTGACTTTATGTCTCCGCTAGCAGTGAATACTATCTCTCCGCCACAGCAGCATTCTTGAACGGCATCCGACCAAGCTTCATGGCATTCATTGTGGAATCCAGATCTGCAAGCGAAGCAGAAATCACCGCCAGTACTCATCTTTTTCCTCGCCCGCCATGTCTTTAGGTGTTGGCTTCAAGTTCAACAGCTCGATGCCACTAAACATTCTGATACCCATCAATTCTACCTCAGGCACGTTCATGCGCGAGCGAACCTCGCGGTTAAGGGCATTCTGGGTAATCGGGCGCTCACCATTGTCATCACACCAGTCCCTATAAGCGTTGAAGACAGCTGTCTTAGTGGCGCTACCGTTGCTAGCAGCCACGACACGCTCGTCAAGGAACTTGGCGATGTGATCTTCTTCATGACGGTACTCAAGAGTTGATAGCAATACGCTGTTAGGTTCGTTAAAGCCTTGAACAGTGACGCGCACTGCACCTTCGATCATCCAGTGAAGGATGCCAGCACCCTCAGTTTCGATCATGAGTTGAGCGAAGTTTTCTTTCTGTCGATCCTTTGGGATAGTAACCCTGAAATCCATCTTGCGAAGTCTTCGCCAGAATCCATCTCCACCAGACTTAACAGCAGGCAAGTGGTTCACAGCTAGGAATAGTGTGTGTGTTGGTTTGAAGTCAAAGAAGTTCTTGTTCATGAAGCGTGCCGATAGCATGTCGCCACCGGTAAGCATCTTTACACGTGATTCGTTGAACTTACCGTCAGGTCTAGTCTCCGATGCCATAGCAAAGCGAACACCACGCAAGCGAGCGATCTCAGTTGGGTGAGCGCTCGCGTTTGTGTCAAGCAAGAAGTTCTCAGGCATTGATGCTGAGTAGTCTCCAAGAATACCTGCAACTACATCTAGAAGCGTGGATTTTCCGTTAGCTCCGGATCCAGCGAGCACAGGAAGCACATGATACCTGGCGTCTCCGAATAGAGAGGCTCCGAGCAACTCCTGCAGGTAGCTAACCCTCTCTTCGTCTTGTAGTACTTCTTTGAGGAATGCATCCCAGATAGGTGTGTTGATCTTCTTAGGAGCAACTGTAGTTTGACGTGTGTTGAGGTCAAGGCCTTTAATAGCCGGCCTAATTTCCCCCGTCTGGAGATTGACCACGCCGTTTGGCGTACATAGATCGTTTGCCTGCGCGTCCAGCTCAATAGCCTGTACCAGGACTTCCGGATCCGTACCGGCAAGTGTGATTGCATTTACTATCCTTTCCTTGTTGGAGGATCCCTGGGCCCACTTGAGCTGGTCTCCCGATATTTGAGTTTGCTCTACAAATTGAGCAGCTTCGATGGCTGTCTGCATGATCGACTTATCTTTATCGAATACATAGCGCCCACCATCCCAGTAGTACCATCCAACGTCAGGGACATACTTGAACTTGCCCGCTGAGTAATAGACCAAGCGTCTAGCGTTGGCTGCATCAGTGCGTCCATAGGTGCCGTAAGAGCTCTCGTAGAGAAGGGTTAGCTCCTCAGTTGAACGCTCAACGTTGGCTGAAGGCTCCCCAAGGACGCTGGTTGGATCGCCTAACAAAAAATCTGAGTGAGAGTGTTGTCTTAGTTCTTGGCGCAACTTCTCATCACTAAAGGTCTCTACCTTGGCAATAGCCCAGCGTGATGCCGAGCCGATCTCGCCTTGGTTCATTGGCCTAGCTAGACCCTGAGACAAGAAGTATTCAAAACGCTCACCAGCGCGCTTGATAAGATCATCCTTGGTATCTGGTGTCAAGCAACCATTTCGGTGTGCAGCATGGATAAGCACGAACTGCTGTAGAAGCCAGCCGTGTCTGCTCTTTGGCACGCCGTTGGTAGGTCTGATGCCAGCGTAAAGGGTTGGGGTGAACTGGCAATCGTTTGCAGCATACTGCCACTTATCTGCAGTTTGAATTGGATCATAACTGTCAGGAAGGCTGTGTTCGTTTGTAATGCCGTGGGCGATAAGAATCTCATTGATCTCGTCGATCGAGATCGGACGCCAGTCCTTAGGGAATAGCGCGCTGACGCGTACTGGGTTCTCAGCATCCTTCATGTTCTGGGATCCTGGGACACGGAAGATTCTTGGCAGATCGAACACTGAGTCCAAACTGATGTCCATCGTTCCACCCAGGAACTTAGCGAATACGCCCCATCGGTTTAGCACTCCCTGTGCTAACCCAAAGTCATAGTCTTCCTCAGCATCGATCGCCCAGTATGGCTGAATGCCGTGGCCTGAGAATACGATTGCGCTAGGACCAACACCGATCAGTGAGGTGAGTACATCCATAAACTCTTTAGCGTTGCGTGCAGATCCAGCGCCACCATCTTTGTAGTCGATGTCGATGTAGAAAGCAGCAAGCCTATTGATGTCTTGTGCAGTTGCTCTGCCGTTAGCTGACGATGGATTGATCTCGAACCAGATGTTGTTGCCAAGATCATCAAGTGCGTCAACTACTGAGTCGACTAAATCAACCTTGATTGTTTTTGCTGTAAACCGTTGTGATGGTGACTGGTATGCAATAGTCACCGCGTCGTCGTCAGTGCGACCTAGGCGGTACAGAAGCTCTTTGAACTGGGATGGTGAGTCCACGTAAATCCTTTCGGTTAGAGTGCGACGGGCCCCGTTGAAAGGAGGGAAAGGACGAGGCCCGCCACACGTTTTGTTAGAAGGTTAGGGAGGCGTTTACTGCCTCAACACTAACTCCTAAGTTTTCTGCAATTTCAGCTGCATCGAAGCCGTTGCTCTGCAAGGTATTTGCAATGCTGATCTGCTTCTCTGTTAGCTTACTCATTTTAGCACCCTTCACCTCGGTGGCACCAGACGCTAGTAGCGCGTCCACTGCTGGGTTAGAAGTTGCTGGAGAAAGCTCGATGCCGTATAGCTTGACATCGTTGTAGCGAGGGTTCTTAGCCGGCTTGGTTCCGGTAAGAGTAATCTTGAACTTAGATCCGATCTCAAGTTTAGACATGCCCTTGCGCTTTAGCTCTTCTTTTGCAGCTGTCAACTTCTGGCCGAATAGAAACACACGGCGCTCGCCAGTGTCCTCGTCATCAGTTGCATCTTTGTAATCAGTGTCTAGAGTGACTTCGATCTGGAGCTTAGGCTTACCGTCATCCCAGTACTCTAGCTTTGTAGGGTCGTCGTAGTTGCGAACCTGTACAGTGCGCAGTCCGGCGATGGTTCCTTCGTAAGAGTCGCCGACAGCGAAGTCCTTGAAAGATAGTGACTTGGAGCCACCACCTGCAAGTAGGTCGTCAACACTTGGTAGGTTCTCATTCATTTCATTCATTTAGTTTCCTTAGTTTTTATAGTTTAGATCATCGACTCGACGTCAGAATGATTTGTTTGTTCGTACCGACGGCAACTAAAGCAGAAGCTTGCCTTCGGTTGTTTCTCTATCACCTTGTCCCAGCCAACTAGCTCAGCTGCATCGATCATCGATTCAAGCGCTGCTAGCGCCTCAGTTGCGATCTCTTTTTCGTAGCGAAGCATCGTGACGACTGCATCCTCGAGTTTCGCATCCCTTGGCAGGAATGTTAGTGATACGTGGCTAACCTTGTAGCCTTTTTGTTCCCAGCCATAGCCGTAAAGCATTGCCTGGATTCTGTACTGCTCCTTGATCTTGCCCCTACGGGCTTCAGCAAGGGCAGAGTCACCAACGACCTTCCAATCGTTGACAACCCCGGACCATCCAGCATCGCCAGTGAAGGCCATCATGTCGCATGATCCGGTAAGTTTTAGATCCTTGTACTCATGTACAAAGAGTCGCTCTTCAAGTTTGTAGTCCATTGTGTAGCGCTCATTGAACCCGCGCTCCAACGCATCATGTACAGCTGTCCCGATGAATGGGAACCATGATCCATCAACGATGCGAGGTGTCTTTGCGAGCTTGCGAGCAACGCATTTGCGACAGTCCATGCCGACCTCGCTGATGCCGATCTCGATCTGCTTAGATCGTTCAGTGACAAAGAGCTCCGGGATCCGGGCCATCCATGTTTGCGCCGATGCTATGGCGATGTTGTCTTTGTTGTCGTAGTCGCTTATCTCTACGCCAAGAATGCTGATCTTAGCCATTTTTCTCTCCTTCTGAGATCATTACACTATCATGACCCTCCGACATTTTATTCAACACGCGGATCTTCTCAAGGATTTTCTTCTCAAAGTCGATCCCACGCCGGCCATCCATAGACTCTCGGGTGGTCTGGTATCGCTTTGATACCTTCTGGGCCACTGCCTGATCGATCGTACCGATGGCTAGCAGGTTCCAGATCACTACTTGGTGGTTCCTTGATGCGCGGTGCACCCGGTCCTCGATCTGCTCTATCATGTCAGGGTCATAAGGTAGATCAAACATGATCAGATCATCAGCCGCATCAAGTGTGATGCCAACTCCCATGCGTCCCGATAGAAGCATGATGTTTAGATCACCATCTTGAAAGTCATGTTGTAATTTGGTACGCATCGTTTGGGGAGTACTGCCATCTATCACCGCTGAGTTGTAGCCGAGCGATGTCAATTCTTTTTGCAACCAACCGAGCACCATTGAGAACTGGCTAGCGATCACAACTTTGCCTTGACCTTCATCGAAGCCACGTTCATTGAGCCAGTCGATCAGCCAGTCAAGTTTTGCAGACTTACCGCCAACAAGGGGCACTGGGTTCTGAGGATCCTTGGTCCATTGGCAGGATGAGATTTGTCGCGCTCGCAATGCGAACACCATAGCCGAGGCTGTCATGCGATCTTCCTCGAGCGCCTTCTGTTTCTCTTCGTAAGCGTGCTTGATGGCTTGGCCGTAGTCAGCCTTCTGCTCTTTGGTGAGCTCGATCTCGACATAGTTGTATTGCTTGTCCGGTAGATCCTTCAGCACTTCTTTCTTGGTGCGACGGATGATCACATCGTCTTCCTTGTCAGCCCAGCGCTCAGGACTTTTGAGTGTGCCGATTGCTTTGATCGTTCGATTGCGCGCTACTTGTTTCTCGAAGATCCAGAAGTTTTCCTCAAGCCATGCCCAGCGTGTGTACTTCGCGAATGATGCAGGTCGTAAGAATTTGTATGTACCGTACCTGTTCTCAAGCTTGCCTCGATCCGGTGTACCGGACACTGCAATGCGATGCTGTACGTAATTGAACTTGGTTAGGCCTAGCCAGAATGTAGTTAGCTTGCGGTCATTCAAGATCGGTAGGACTAGATGCGACTCGTCGATGACGATCGCTGAGAAGTGTGCCTCGAATAGCTCTGGGATCCGAGGACCTTTGCCTCTTTTCCATTCGATGAGCGCGTGGTTAGCGATCACGATGGCAGGCAGGCCAGACTCAGATTGCATGGCCTCTTGGTAGCGCTTCACGCGCTGTGGTGTGGTGCCATAGGACAGATCAATGATCTCAACCGGTGTCGATGGCATGAGATAGCGCTCAATAGTGTCGCGCCATGCTGTTTGAGCAGCAACGATCGGCGTGATGATCAATGTCATCTGTCCCGGTCGGGTAAATAACTTCAGCTCTTCGAGCGCTGATAGTACCTCAAGTGTTTTACCCAACCCGGGTTGATCAGCTAGCAGGGCGATCTCTCGCTCTACTATCCGATCAACCGCGAGCTTTTGGTAATCGAATAACACGTCGTTATAGATTGTCAATTATCTTTCCATAGTGCTTTGCGTTGGGATGTACTCATGCCACCCCAGATGCCAGCTGTCTCTTTGTGTTTGATTGCGTACTCAGCACATTGCTTGATTACCGGGCAGGCGTGGCAGGCTTTGATCGCCATCTTCAAGTGCGTAGCGTCATAGCCCATGCCATCGCCGATCTTGTCAGGGAAGTACAGATCCGGTGCTTGTCGGCAAGGGATCTGTCCAGCCTCTGAGTCGATTGAGTCATTCAGTGATAGCCAGTCTCTTAGCTGTTGGTGATCGCTAAAGGCTGTCATCTAGAAGGCTCTCCTTGTAATTGTCGTATTGGTAGTCGCAAT